ACTGCTTGGAGATGATCCGATATTGCGTCAACGTGCCAGTTGTTCTGGAACTCGACACCCGGCTCAATCGTCGGCCACGCTGCTTTCGTAAACTCCCTCAATGATCTGCGGTACTTCTCCGCTCTGACCTGATCCAAGGTGAGATTGCTCAAAAGCTCGTTCAATTGCTGCGAGTTCATTTACGCCAATCCTTGTGAGATCCAGTGTTACTCTGTTTTCTGTTTCTACTTTATGCTCTTGCTTATCGACCCAGCCAGCGCGGTTTTTCAGGTAAAAGATAATCGCTGTGTTATCGCGTTCCAGCGTTGCATTTTCAAAGAGTGCGTTGGTCACTTCTTCGATGCCCAGCGCTTCGCCCCTTTTTATTGCCTCTGAAAACTCTGAATTTTCTGCCTGATAAACGTAGAAGGTTGCTACTGAAATTCCTAATGCTCTGGCGCATTGTTCTCTTGTTAAACCTTGCGCCATTAGTTTTTCTGTGCGTTGCAGCACTTCTTCATTGACTTCGAACTTTGGTCTTCCAACTGGGTTCTTTGATTTTTTCTTTGCCATGTTGATACCTTTCCACTTTTGAATTTAGTTTAGAATTTCAAAAAAAGAAAGACCCACCGAAGTGGGTCAGTTATTAAGGCACTTTCATAAGGGAATTGTCTTTTGCCAAGAACATCTTTTTGATAGCGTCTTTTGCTGTTTGTGTACAGAGTTTTTCTTTTTTGGGTGTAATGCCAACGCGAGTGAGGTCGAGCCGATCTGCATCCCAACAGGCTTGTACTGTTATATCTGCGTCTGTGTATCCATCTGAGTGATAGGTCAGTGCTTCATCCAGCAGCCGCATTTCTTTATTGGACAGATCGAACCATTTGCCTCTGATTGAGTGTGCATATTTGGCTGCACGATATCCATGATATGGATCTCTATTTTCGTTTCTGCGTTGCGTATCGTGTAGGAGCGCGAACAGACCAACGACTTTTGCATTGGCATTTTCTTGTTGTGCAATGTGCCTACCGTTTTGGAAGACACGCGCCCAGTGTTGAAAGCCGTGATAACCTTGGTGGTTCATTTTGTATTGATGATAGCAATGTTTTGCGAATTGTTTTGTTACCATGCGAGCATAAACACCAGTATTGCTATGACTAGGATTGCGAAGGCGCATCCAGCTATGATTTCTTTTGCTATTCCATCTGGTTTGTTATCGAAGATATGAACGTGGCCTTTCAGATCGATGGAGATCCATTGATCTTTATTGGCTGGCAGTTCGCCTTGCTGAGTGTGTACCCAGATGTAATTAGATCCACGGCGTTTGCTTGTGTTTTCCTGAATCCATTTTGGCATGTCTTTATCGAAGCCTGTAAACTTCCAAGATTTAACGATCATGCTTTACCTCCAAACATTTTCTGCATGAGATCTTTGCCTTTTGGCGTTAGCTTGATTTCTCTGTGGCGTCTGTCTTCTGGCATCATGTTGAGTTCGATAACTTGAGCGCCTTTGACTTTGCCTCTGCTGTGGTCTGCTAGGGAGTGCAGCAATCTGTTTGTAGTTGATTGTTGAAAGCCTAGCTTTTTGTGCAGATCATTACTGGTTGTTGGTTGATCTTCACATATGGCTGTGAACACAATGATATGGTTGATTGAAGTCTGTGATGTATTCACGACTTTATTGAACTCTTTGATCTGCTTTTGCAGTGTTGATATTTGTTTCATTTCATTCCTCACTAAAGATGTCTTTTGCCAGATCGATTGGCACTTCGACGGTGCTGGCTCTGAAGTCACACTTCAAACATTTCCGTCTGCGTTTGATTGTTTGAAAGCCGAAGGTTGAATGTTGTCTTGAGTCTACGGCTGACATTTTGGTTTTGCATTTTGGGCAGTACGACACTGTGTCATAGTTTGGTTCTGTCATTTTTCTGGCCTTAGTTTTGGCCTGATTAACTTTGAGACTTTATCTGTGACGTGGCATGTCATCATGATGTCGTTGCCATAGAGATCGTATAAGTGGTTATAGATACCGTCTGCGCTTCCGCTATTCATTGCTGAGTAGCAATGTTTTTCGCTTTGGAACCATATGGACGTTTCGATCTCTTGCTTTTGCACTGTGTATTCGATGACGAGAGCTGTGAAGTATTCGATCATGTTGATGCCTCTTCAAATATTTTAATCAAACCTTCACGAGATAGTTTGAACTCATCAATTTCGCTGATTTTAAATCCTCTTCCATCAAGCTCTAGTGAATCACGATTAATTTTTGTTATTGGCTTCCAAGTTCCAGCCCATAGATTAACATCTTTCGAGACTTTGGCCTTTCCATATGTAAATGGTTTTTTTCCAAATGCTGTCACGCCATTGAGTTTGTCATGTAGCTTTGTCATTACGCTGCCTCCTTTTTTCTGAAGGCATCGTAAAGATCGATAGCAGCTTCTCGCCAAGATTTTTTTGTGATTGGGCTTTCGCCTTTGACGTGATGCCAAGTTGGGGTATCGCGTGATGTTCCACATGGAGCTGTGGTTGTGTAGTAGATTTCACCAATGTAGGTGTAATGATCTTCGCCGTATTTTTTCCACAGGATATCTGCGTAGGCGTATTCGGTTCCAGATCCGTGGACGCGACAGATGATATCGAATCCGTTTTTGGTGTATTTCATTCTGCGTATAGACATGTGTTTTCCTCTCTCTCTATAAATCACATATAAGCCATCTGGCATAGATTGCAAGTAGTCAAAGTAAATTAATTTTGAGCTGACACGCCGACCATCATCATGTCGGGAGTTGCGATGCAGACGTAACGCTTGCCTTCGGCCATAAGCAATTCGTTTGCGCTGTTCATTTTGAACAATGGGTGATTTGCTTCTTCAAAGTTTTTGACAGTCTTTGGAGTGATCTTGGTGATGCGAGTGTATGTGCGGATCAAGATAGTTTTGCCGTCTGCGATATGCTTGTTGATAAACTCAAGTGCGATTTGTGATTTCATTTCGATTTCCTTTCTCTCTCTTACACTATTAATATATGTCACTTGTCACACATTTCAAGTATTCCAGATAAAATTAATTACATTTAATGCAGAATAATTGCAGTGGTGGTGACTGCAATAATTCACCCAGCCCAAACCCCTTATTCTTATAGTAAATATATATATATATATTATTTATTGTATTATTACTTACTACCCTTCCTACCCCCTCTCTGGGGGAGACATGGGGGGATCTGTAGGTACTAATAATAGACTGCATTATTGCAATAAATACATTAAATACTAAGCCATTGTTTTTCATACTAAAAACCCCCCTATTTACGAATGCAATAAATACTGCAATTAAAAATCTGGCTCACCATTCTCATCGAACTGTGGCTTTCTGTAGGTATATTGGGGTTCAGGAGCTGGTTCTGGTTTGGGCTTTTGCCTATTCACCACTCCCAGCACCTCCAGCTCCCGAACCATGTACTCAGGCATCTCGTTCATGGTCTGCGCTCTACAATGTATTTGGTTTCTCTTCTTGGTGTCTCTGCCCAGACTGTCCAGATGAAATCCATTGTGGCGCTCTGTCCACGCTCTGGAGACATGGCTGGCCTCCACGTCATGGCCATCACTGCCATTGGCCCAGTATCCATGAACAGCCGCCTACGCTTCTCAGCATGCCAGTATGTTGCTTTGGTTAACATTGCAAACGGCACTTTCTTTTGGACTGATCGCTCAATAAAGTTGGAAGCCAGTCTGAATGGTGGGTTGGTTATGATGGCATCACAGGCGCAATCGGCATGGAGAAAATCCATATTGCTGTCGCCATATCCCCGATCATAAAGATCCGAAGATACTACTCTGAAGCCTCGCAGCTCCAAAACTTTTGAGATCGCCCCATCGCCACAGGCTGGCTCCCAGATGCGCTTACCCCTGAACAACCACTCAAAACGATTGAGCAGCGCGATGGTGCATTCGGGTGGGGTGGCATAAAAGTCTGCCTTATTGCGTTTGTGTTGATCCGACTTACCGCCGATTATTGTTGATGATTTCATTTTCTCTCCTCTCAATGTTGTGGTGGTGCGAAGTATGCAAACCTTGGCTTGCCCCTCTGCCCAGCGTTAGTTTGTCTGCTTTGAATGCCGCGATCTTGCTCCAGCGCGTCCAGAACATCCTGACGGCGCTTTGGCTCCATGTTTGCAAAAGCAGAAACTGTGCGTGATATTTGCGAAGCTGTGATACCTTCGAGCCCGGATCGTTCGATCTTATCGAACACTTGCTTGCATGTTGCCTGAAATGGACCTTCGGCCATGTTTGCCCTGAACATCTCAATGGCTTGCTTGGCGTAGTGATCAATGTAATCGATTGACCACTGCATTGCATCAATCCCGATTTCATCCTGACCCATTGATCTGGCAATGATCAGCGACAGACGCATCGCAACTTCGCGTGATCGATTGTACATATCTTCCAGACCAGATCCGTTTTCACTTCTGATGGCATCGACCAGACGCGCTTCATAATCGCGCAGCATATCTTCAGCCTCTGGAGTGAAAGCAACTTCGATTGGATGGGGAGGCAAATCATGTGCATTGCCTGTGTCCAGATCACCCTCCTGTGCCTTGGCGTGTTCCTTCGACCAAGATGCCAGACGCTCTGAGATTGTTGATCTGCGTTTCTTCTGAGACATCTGCACCCCGATACCAGAACGCACGATGATGAATCGGTTTAACAAACCAGACGCAACATCACCGCCCCCGATAGCTTGCAGAAACTCTGATGGCGTGGACATGCCAACTAGCGTCAGGCTTGGCCGCTTCACTACTTTCTCCAGCTTCTCAGCCTCAGAAGACTTCATAGTGTTAGTCGCGTAGCCTTGCTGTCTGAGCGTACCGTCTTGGCGACCAAAGCATTCCATGATGGTAGTCAATGCGTCTGCCTTGTGCTGCATACCGCGAGCTGCTGCCGACTTGAGCTGACGCCCAAGTTCATCGACCACAGAAACATGGGTAGGCTTTTTGGTCAGAGTTGAGATGACCCCAGCCGCTGACGTGTAGCCTGCTGGCCCGATCAGTTCGTCCAGACCAGCCTGTTCAAGCAGCTCCTCCAAGACAGTCTTGGTATGCTCCTTACCAGATCCTGTTTCACCAATGTTCAGAAAGTACAGACTGGAAAAATTTCTCTGGTCTGTGACCCATCTGCGCCCCATGACCACAGATCCAAATGCGAGTGCAGCTTGGACTGCGAACTGTGGCTGTGGCTTGATGGCTGTGACTGTGTAGTAATTTACCACGTCCTGAAGAATACCGGGAACACTCAGTAAATTTTCAGGAACATCATCTAATGGCTCTCTCTCTTTTTTGATTGGCTTGGATAAAATTTGCGCGGCAACCTTTGCGCCATGTTCGATGGCCTCTCTGTCGTATTCGTAGTCTGGATCTTGCGTCACGTTCAAAAGCTGTGCCGCATCTTTAACTGCCTTGGTCACATTGCCCTGATGCTCGTATTGCAAGAACACCTCGAAAGCATCGAAGCTGTGGGCGCTGTCAAATGGATCTGATGCATGGTGGCTGTAGGCGCGACCATCATCGAACAACTTAACCCCAGCCAATCCAGATGAAGAGTTTGGCGATAGGTATCTGTTTCGAGATGTTGGCTTGTAGCCGTACTGCACTAATAGTGTGTGCATATCGTGCGCCTCATTATAGGCATCGATCACGGACGTGCTGTCACCTTTTGGTCTGGGCTTTCTGGTAGGCTGAAATTCTTCCTTCTTTTTCCAAGGACACATGCTCATAAGCTGTGGCCTGAAGCGATCCCACTCGCGCCATAGTGTTAGGAGCTGTGGCGGCAATTCTGGTAGCCCATCCCAGATTGGCATACCAGCCCACTCATATGGACGGCCTGTATCTGGATGTATCGATGGTGGTAGAACATCTTGCGATGGCCCAGCCCGAAGCTCGAAGACCACTTCGGTTTTGCGCGGATCATCTTTGACTGGCCAAGACAATTTCTTGATGACCAAATCAGATGGCGCTTTGAAGATGAGCTTGCCCCTGTTTTCGCGCCCGATAATCTGTGGCGCTGAGTTCATTAGATCAGAAAAGTTGATGCCCAACTCTTCGAAGATAATCTTTGTGTTTTCGACATTATCTATATCCACAGCGCATGTGCCTGATGCGCCATGTAACAATCCCACATTATGTGTTGGGTTTTTCTCGTAATAGTCACGCGCAATTTCTGGATCTGACAACGCCTTCTCTGGCTGCTGCCAGCCAAACTTTGTCGGCCCCTTCGATCCTGCTGGGATTGTGACCAAATACCAGCCCAGTCTTGAACAATATTCTTCTATCTTCATTGCGAATCACTCAGGTAGTCGCTGAGTTTTTTCCATGTGTTCAGGCTGATTTGTTCGTTGCCTGTGGCAATTGCTTTGACTGTCGGATGAGACAGCCCACACTTCTCCGCAACCACTGTTAAACGCCTGTCTTCTAAGGCTTTTCGTATGTCATCGATTGGCATTAGGTTTGTCACTTTCTTCTCCTTTTTGATACAAATTTGCATATTTTGTAAAAAGATCTTTACAGAATAAAATAATTTCTGTAAACCGATTTTTGTAGAGAAAGAAAAAGTGAAAGGAATTGCCATGAGCAATGTAGACGGTTTAGCCGCCCAATGGCTACAATTAAAGGCGCAAGAAAAACAATTAATCGCAAAGCGCCATACGATAGAAGCCCAAATCACCAAGGCGTTGGACGCCAAAGATGAAGGCACAATAACTCACCTACTAGATCAGCACAAAATTTCGTTGACACAGCCTGTCACGCGCAAGGTTGATGCGGTTCAGTGGGATAAAGTTAAAGACAAAATTCCAGAGCATATGCATCCAGTTAAGCACAGCATTTCTGCTGATGCTGTTGGCTGTCGTTATCTGGCAGAAAAAGAGCCTGTTATGTGGCGCAAGATCGCAAAGGCGTTTGAAACAAAACAAGGTAAAATTGGCGTGAAAGTAGAGGTGCTATAAATGGCCATAAATTTAAAACAACTATCGAAACCGACAGGACAGCGACCAATCATCGCTACACTGTTTGGCGAAGGCGGCATGGGTAAAACTACCCTAGCTGCCATGTTCCCGAAACCTGTGTTTATCCGAACTGAGGATGGCACAGCGAGCTTGCAAGGGAATGATGAAGTAAGTCTGTTTCCAATCGCAACATCGAGTGACGATGTTTTGAGCGCGATTGAGGCGCTGGCGACAGAAACGCATGAGTTCAAAACTGTGGTGATTGATAGCATCACTCAGTTGGCAACGATGGTCGAAAGTGAGATCGTTGCAGCAGATCCCAAGGCAAAGTCAATCAATCAAGCTGGGGGTGGTTATGGCGCTGGGTACAGCACAGCCGCTGAGAAGCATCGCCAGATCCGTGAATGGGCTGGAGCTTTGGCTTATGACAATGGCATGAATGTGGTCTTTATTGGTCACGCGGATACAGAGACTTTGGATCTGCCAGACATGGACCCATTTGCCAGATACACAGTGCGGATGCACAAGAAGGCAATTCCGCACTACACTGATAATGTCGATCTGGTCGGGCTTATTCGACTGAAGACATTTACGAGAGGCGATGGTGAAAAGAAACGCGCCATCTCAACTGGGGAACGTGAAATCCTGTGCTTTCCACAGGCGTCGAGCGTTACCAAAAATCGTTTCAACATCACTGAACCGCTGCCATTCACGTTTGATGGCGGCAATCCATTCCACCAGTATTTAGCAGAAGGATAATCAAAATGGATCTTAATGGCTTTAACGCACTCAACCACGAACCTGTAACCTCTTTTGATCCGCTACCAGCGGATTGGTACAAGTGCGTGATTACTGACACTGAAGAACGTCAGACCAAGGCAATGGATGGCTCATACTTGCAGCTTACCATTGAGGTGATCGAAGGACCGTTTTCTGGTCGAAAAGTTTTTGATCGCTTAAACCTGAACAATAAAAACCAGACTGCTGTTGAGATTGCTCAACGCGCTCTGGCATCGATTTGTCGAGCAGTCGAAGTTCCGAACCCAAAGAACAGCGACGAGCTGCGCGACAAACCTTTGATGGTAAAAGTGTCAGTACGACCAGCAGAAAACGGCTACGATGCATCTAACGATGTTAAGGGTTATGACGCTGCGTCAGGATCTTCAGCATCTGTAGCTGTGGCAGCAGAGCCAGCAGTGGCTAACGGATCTGCAACGCCACCTTGGAAACGCTGAGTTCAGTTTTTGGGATGGGGCGCGTGTCGCCCCATTACATGAACAGAAGGAGAGTGAAATGAAAACACACAAAATTAGTCTGAAGCATTACTTCGATCATAAGGATAAATCGAAGGTGACCTATGAAAAGCCATCAGATGAAATCATGGAAATTTTGGATCAGGTTTTTCAGAAGTTCAATTACAACTGGGTGAAGGATGATGCTTGAGTACATCGTCATTCATACTGGTGTTGTGATTATCCTAGCTTTGATTGGAGTAATTTCTTGATGGAACTTGAAGCATTTGTCACGCCTGAAACAATACAGGCAATTTACAATTACTACCAAGCCAAGAGAAAGAATGAGCATCGGCCTCATCTTGGTGGTAGTCAAATCGGAAACGAATGTAGCCGCGCATTGTGGTATCAGTTTCGACACGCATGGACGCCTCATTTTGATGGGCGTCTTTTGCGTTTGTTTGAAACTGGTGATCGTGAAGAAGATCGCATTGTGTCAAACCTTCGAGCAGTCGGAGTGACGGTTTGGGAAAGAGATCCAGAGACTGGCAAGCAAGTCAGGTTCGAGGCTTGTGGTGGCCACTTTGCCTTATCGCTGGATGGCGTTGGAGAAGGCTTCAAGGAAAGCAGCAAGCCGCATACGCTTGAGTTCAAAACGATGAACGACAAAAATTTTAAGGCCACCAAAAACATGGGCGTCGAAAAGTCGAAGCCGATCTACTGGGCGCAATGTCAGGTTGGCATGATACTGTCTGGTATTGATCGATGTTACTTTTTTGCTGTGAATAAAAACACAGATGAAATGTATGGCGAGCGGATTAAGCTGAACAGAAAAGAAGCGCAGAAGCTGTTGGACAAAGCCCACAACATTGTTTTTGCCAGTACACCACCCAGCCGCATTGCAGAAGACGCCAGCGATTGGCGCTGTAAATTTTGTCCGTACTGGGCGATTTGTCATGGCTGCAAGATTCCAGAAGTGAGCTGTCGAACTTGCGCCCATGTGACGCCAGAAGAAAATGGAACTTGGAGCTGCAATCGAAGAGATACTGCTGAGACTTGTGAAGAGCATTTGTACATCCCTCAGATTATGCCGAAGGATCTCGAAATGAGTGACGCTGGAGATGACTGGGTTGAATATGAAGACTTGGATACTGGTGAGACTTTCCGCAACAATGGAAACAGCCGTGAAATTTTTGAGGGAAGGATGAGAGATGGGGGTCCGTGAAGAGTTACTTCGAGATGCACTAGAAGAATTTATCGATAGATTGCCAGATGAAATTACCAATACTGAATCTGCTTGGATAATTTTTAATATTCTTGGCTCGCGTGAGAAGCTCGAAGACTGGGGAAGCATACACAAGCTGACAGTTGCGAACATCGCAGAGTATTTCATTCATCAGGCATTTTCGAATGAAGAGTTGGCTGAAACAGAAGCAAAGATGTTTCTGGAGAAAATTGTAAAGGAGCATAAATCAAGATGACTTTCGAGCTTCGTGATTATCAGAAAGACGCCATTGATGGGCTGTACGATTACTGGGCGCAAAAGATGGGAGAGAACCCATTGATCGTTGCGCCGACTGGATCTGGCAAGACGGCGATCATTGCCAAGATGATACAAGACGCCATGAGCTTTCCAAACACTAGGGTGCTGGTTCTGGCGCACGTTAAGGAGCTGCTTGAGCAAGGGGCATCAGGCTTGAAAAAGCTGTACCCAGAAGCTGAGTTTGGCTTTTACAGTGCGTCTTTGAAAGAAAAGGATCTGACCAAGCCAATAACTTTTGGCGGCATTCAGAGCATTTACAAGCAAGCGTTTAACATGGTTCCAGCTCCAGACTTGGTGATTATCGACGAGGCGCATATGCTGCCACCTAAAACGACCACACGCTATGGTCGGTTTATCGATGACCTGAAGCAGTGCAATCCAGACGTGAAGATCGTTGGGCTGACGGCCACGCCATACCGATTAAGTTCAGGATATTTGCACAGAGGTGAAGGCGCAATCTTTGATGGCATTGCCTATGATATTCCTGTTACCATGCTTATGGATCAGGGATACTTGGCTCCAGTTATCAGTAAAGGTGGCTTGGAGCAGATCGACCTGACCAATGTGAAGAAGCGAGGTGGTGAGTTTGTCGAAAGCGATCTGGCTGTTGCTGCATCTGATCCTGAGTTGGTGCGTAAAACAGTTGAAGAAATTGTTGCGCTGGGAGCCAACCGCAAGAGTTGGTTGATCTTTGCCAGTGGCATTGACCATGCAAATATGTTGGAGGCTCAGTTTTTCGATCACATGATCGACTGCGAAGTTTTGACTGGTGAAGACAGTCAGAAGGATCGCGCATCGAAGATCGAAAGATTTAAGAACGGTAGTTTGCGCTGCTTAGTAAACGTGAATGTTTTGACCACTGGTTTCGATGCTCCGAATGTTGATTTGATTGGGCTGGTTCGAGCGACAGCATCGACAGGTTTGTATGTTCAGATTATTGGGCGTGGCACTCGAACATTTGAAGGTAAGGAAAATTGTCTGGTTTTGGATTACGGCCAGAATGTCGAGCGGCATGGGTTTATCGATAAGGTGAAGCCAGAGCGTGATAATAGGGGCGATGGTGATGGAGAAGCGCCCATCAAGACTTGTCCGAAGTGTCAGATGCATTTGGCTATTGCCTGTTTGATTTGTCCTGACTGTGGCCATGAGTTCCCACCACCCACGCTGAACCACGCCAGCAAGAGTTACGATGGCGCGATGATCTCGACACAGGTGAAGCCTGAATGGTTTGACGTGGAAAACGTAACGTACAGGCGCTGGCAGAAGGCTGGGAAGCCCGATAGCATTCGAGTGACGTATCACTATGGCTTTTTTAAAGAAGTGTCTGAGTGGCTGTGTCCTGATCATGGTGGCTATGCCACGACCAAATACATGCAGCGTAGGGGGCAACTTGGAGCGAAGGCAAAGACTACCAGTGAAGCGATGGATGAATGTCAAAGCTGGAATAAACCCAGCCGCATCATGGTAAAGCCTGATGGAAAATATGAAAGAATTGTGAGGTTCGATTATGAGAAACGTGAAAAGAAGGAAAACGTCATCGACGTTAATTTCGGTTTCGAGGACATATCCTTCTGAGCATGATGAACAGGTTGGGTTTGTAAATTGGTTTCGCACAAGATTTCCGAAGGTTTTAATTTTTGCCATTCCAAATGGAGGCAAGCGATCAGTGGGCGCTGGCAAGAAACTGAAGGCTGAAGGTGTTGTGGCTGGGATTCCTGACCTGTTCATTCCTAGCTGGGATGTCTGGGTTGAGATGAAGCGTAAATCTGGTGGGCGACTTTCCCCCGATCAGAAGAAGATCATCGAATACCTTGAGAGCGAGGGTTACAAAGTGATTGTTGCCAAGGGCGCGACAGATGCATCGAAACAAATAATGGAAGCAAAAGATAACTGGGGGAGAAAAGAATGAACGATCTTTCAGTGCGGCCAATCACACGGCGATCTGCGCTTCCTTTTATCATAGACCGTCATTACATGCACAGGGTTCCACCTATCAGCATGGCATTTGGATTGTTTGATGGTGAGAAAATGATTGGCATAGTCACCTATGGCGTTAGCGGATCTACGACTTTGCGGCGCGGTGTTTGTGGAGATGAATTTGCTGATAATGTTTATGAGCTTACGAGACTTTGGACTGAAGATGATGCTCCCAAAAACGCAGCGAGTTTTTTGATTAGTGGCTCATTGAAAATGGTTGATAAGGAAATTATTGTGACGTTTGCAGAAATAGAGGCTGGTCATGTTGGCACGATTTATCAGGCGTCAAACTTTTTTTACTGCGGCCTATCTTCGAAGTTCAAAGATCCAAAAGTTAAAGGATTGGAGCATCAGCATCACACAACTTATGCACATGGCATGAACATGCAGCAGATCCGCGACAAGTATGGGGCAGAGAATGTTTACTATGTCGATAGGCCGCGCAAGCATAGGTATGTTTTTTTTAACGCCAAAAAGAAACGGCGCAAAGATTTAATCAAGGCTCTCAAATACAAAGTTCTGCCTTATCCAAAACAAGGAGAAAAGAATGAATTGGAAATATCACTGGACAGTTAGGGATAATGGATTGCATATTTATGAAAATGGTCAGCGGATTGCGAAGATTGATCCTGATCATTTCAAACATTTAGTTGCAGAATTGGCAGAACATGTAAGGTGGCAAGAAACGAAAAAGGAGAAAGAAGATGTCAGAGATGATTAATGAAAGGGAACTTAATACTTTCCAATCAGCGCATGTGAGGTGGCTGAAGCAGCAACTCAATAATCTCAAAGACATTAAGAATCAAAGAGAAAAGCCTTCAGGAATTGACCGCGAGATTTTTGCTGCTGATATGGAACTGACTGACTACATCAAACAACTTCGAGAACACGGCTATAAAATATAAAATAATTTAAAAAAAATGCATTGCCCCTATTGTAATCTATGACAGATGTCATATATGTAAGGTGTAGAGAGAGAGAAAGGAAACACTATGAAAATCATCGTACAACATGCAGATCACAATCGTGAAACTGGAGAAATCACTAGCTATACAAATGTAGCAGAAGTTAACGGATCACGTTTTGAAGACGTAGATCAGGCACTTGAGTATGCTTACCGCTACACAAACAATGTCATGGGTTCTTGGTCTATCAAGAAAGAATTTTTGCCAATGCGTGATGGCGGCGAAATGCCAAACGGCGACTACAATGACGATGTTACTGTATTGCGTCATCGTCCAGATGGCATGGGTCAGAGATCAACAATGATGGGTGATCGCATGATTGTTAACGGACAAACTTATGAAGTTGCAGCGTTTGGTTTCAAAATGATGGAGGAGGTGTAATGAGACTATACATGAACAGCAAAGGCGAATGGTTTGGCACACAGGCAGACGCTCGCCGCAATTCACCAAGAAACTGGACAGAGGTCGATGTACCGACATCAAAACAGGATCTGCTAAACTGGCTCAACGAAAACAAAGTCGGAGGCATTCAGCAGAGCGCCTCAGAGCCTCGCCCAGCGCCAGAGCCGAAGTCTGAGCTGCTGTCGCCCCACGCAGCATCTTGGGTCGCATGGTCGCTCGACAACCTCAAGCGCGGCAACAAAAAAGATGCCGAAGAAATGCTGGCCAAAGGATTGAAGATTCAAAGAGAGTGGGCATAAGCCCATTCTTTTTTTTGTTCTGCCCCTTGTAATCTGTGACAGATGTCATATATATATAATGTAGAGAGAAAGGAAACACTATGAACAAATTTTCAGTTACTTATGAAATCGGTGAAAAAAATAACCCCGATACAATTTGCACCCGCTTTGTAAAAGCAGAAGATGCTGACATGGCAGTAGTAAAAGTTTTGGCAGAAAAAACCGAAGATGGTTATCCGTTAAGCACAGTCATCATGCTTCGCATCACAAAAGTGGAGCGCGTGTAATGAAAAATCTAAACATCAAACCAGTCAATCACGGCACAACCAAAGCTGACAAAAATCGCTATTGTGGCCCAGCCGTCATCAGCGCCATCACTGGCATGACAACTGGAGAGGCATCACGGTTGATCCGTCACGTCAGTGGCCGTAAGGCCATCAGAGGATCTTCAGTTCGTGAAGTCACAGACGCACTGACTATGTGTGGCATCAAGAGCGAGTACAAGTCATTCGGCATGAAGCTGGGTCGCTCCACTGGCCCAACACTTGCTGGATGGCTGAAGGCCACAGTCAAAGAGCGCACTGCTGATCGCGTGTTCTTGATGATCGCTGGGTGGCACTGGCAGTTGATCCAAGGTCGCCGCATCGTCTGTGGCATTCTTGGCAGTCCAACGTCTGTCCGTGACAAGCGCGTCAAACGCAGAGCGCGTGTTGCCAACGTCTACGAGCTTCATTCCACTGGAGCCATCACAACGCCCACAGAGGCTAAAAAGCCTAAGAGTGTTGATACCAACCGAAACCACCGTTCCAAGGCTCAGAGCCTCGCTAAGAAGCTGGGCATCACCATTGAGATTGAACGCTGGTTTAGCTCAGACATTAACAAGTACGAGAATGTCTACTGGATTCAGTATGAAGGTGACTTCGACTACTCTGAGAATGGCATCATCGACGGCCACTGCTCATATGACTGGCAAGAGGTGTTTTGGAAGCTCCAAGAAATCGAGCAGCACCAACAAAAAAAAGCAGCATAAAAATTGAGGCTTCGGCCTCTTTTTTATTTCTTGCTATTGTAATCTGTGACAACTGTCATTATATAATAGGTATAGAGAGAGAGGAACTTAACATGGCATACAACCCAACACATGAATATGAGCATCGCTACCACCCAGCAATCGAAGCTCGCAAAATGGCTAACGCCGCCAACACTAAGCGCAAAAACTGGATTGCCACTGATGATCGCGCAGAAGAAATCATCGAATTTGTTTCTGATTACAATTCAGATGGCGAAGGCTTTTTCTCAGCTTGTGCAAAAGGTATTGAGAAGTTTGGATCGCTTACACCTAACATGCGTAACGCTATGGTTAAGGTGCTGGACAAACGTGCCGCACAAGCCGCTGAGTGGGCTACCAGAGATGGCAAGTGTGAGTTTGTTGGCACAGTGGGCGAGCGTCAGGCTTTCGAAGTCACAGTGAAGCATATCGTGGAGCTGGAAGGCATGTATGGCATTTCATATCTTCACATTTGCCGTGACGCTGATGACAATGTAATCATCTACAAAGGCACACAATACTGGGGTAAAGGCGCTCAAGTAACTTTCATGGCCAAAGTAAAAGATCATGGCGTCCGTGATGGTGTAAAGCAAACCATCATCCAGCGCCCTACAAAAGTAAAAATAAATGGGGAGGATTACTAATGAAAAAATATGTAGCATATTATGTGCAGTCAGGCACAAACGAGCGTTTGTCGGCAGAGGCCGACAGCCTCGAAGAATTAAAAACCATGATCTACGGTCAAGCCTATGGCCCGAAGTATGGATCTGTCACATATTACGAAAGAAAGCAGCAGCCTTAGTTGGCTGCTTCTTGCACCTTGGTTGATACGTTTGGATTTATATTTTGTATCAGACTTTGCAGTGCTGGCGAATCAGATGCATCAGTTTCTACAACTTCTTCAACTGGTGGCTGCATTACACCCTCATCAGCACTGACTAACAACGCAGTTTGTAACCAGTTTCTAGGATCTGTTATGCCAGCAGCTTTGGCAAAGCGTTTGTAAGCTGGAGATTTTATCACTGCATCCATGTTGGGTTGAGATGCGTCCATAGCCAAACTCTTAAATGCTGCACTATTCAAAAAATCACCAGCAGCTTGAATTTTTTGCTTATCAGTTTTTCGCAATAATATTTCGCCAACTGCGTCTGCTGCTACACCACCAGCAGGACCACCAGCAGCTTGACCAGCAACACCTCGAACCACACGATTACCCATAGTGGTGCTTAGAATAGACTTAATTAAGCCATCAGCAGTCATTGCTTGGACGAGAGCCTGATTTGACTTTCCTGTACCCAGAACAGCTCCACGCGCCTGTGTGATACGTTTAGAAAGTTCATTTAAGTCAGCCATAGTTTGAGCTGTCTCAGGGCCAAGAATTTTCATAACGCGACTGAAAACTGCCCCATTCTTTTTTAGCCCATCGTAAACTTGAGAAAATTTTGCAAAATCAAAAGGACCACCAAATCCAACAGCAGTGGAAGATGTTAAAGATCCAATAGCTGTTGCCACAGCTTCACGCTGTAATTCTTTGGGAATAATTTTTAGTGTTCGATTAAGATTGGCAATGTCACCTTTTTTACCGCTATTGATTGCAGTTAAAAGTTTTGGTGCTATGCTTCCTTCGCCGTCTTTGCCAAAGAAAGTAACCAGTCTTTTTTCTAGTGCTTTTTGTTTTGCAGTCGTTTGGTTCGCCAATCGAAGTGCAGAGCGAGCTTTATCACCGCCAACTCTTTGTGCTGTGTTTAGATAGTCTTCACTAAGCGCAGCATAAATACGCTTTGCTGTTCCTGTATCCATATCAGCATATTCGCCTTCGCCTTTGTTTATAGCTCTGCCAATACTGTTTCTGAACTTTTTAAGAGAAGCAAAAGTTAAAGGCGTATCTGGATCTGTCAGCTTATCAAACAAGGCTTTTTCTTTGCCTGTCAAAGCGCCCATACCGCCAACTTCTTCGAGAATTTTGTTGATTAGTATGACGCTATTTGTGGGATCAACAAGTGAACTGGCTGGTACAATTTGATCGACCTCTTTGTAAAGATCACTGGCAGCTTTTTCTAAAGCGCCTCTGGTTTGCAAAACATCAGTTTTCACACGCTCTGCAAGCGATGAAATATCTGGGTTGGCGTCCATTTCTCGCATGATTTCATCAGCACGTTGTGACGCTAAAATTACTGTATCTCTAAATGTTGCTTCAGCTTCGCTTCCAGCTAGTGATCTGGAAAGACCAGCAGCACTTTTTAGCTGCGTGTCATCGCTCAGTACATCTGCTGGAACATCAATACCCAAACGCCGCGCAGCCGCTGCTGCTTCAGGGTTAATACGAGCCGCTTGTGCAATCGCTTCTGCTGCTGCTTGTGATCCACGTCCACCAGACGAAGCTATCCTGATAAGCTCTCCCAGACGCTCTGGCGTCATGCTAGAAACAGATGGTGGCTTTGGAGTGGCGTTAGCATCAATTTGTAAATCTGCTTCACGCAATGCAGCAAGCTCATCTGGCGTAAAGCGTCTTACCACTTCTGCCTCTTGGACACCGCCAACACTGGGGTTACGAATACTGCGTGGACGCATGATAGAAGTTGGCGAGCCAGCAAAGGCATCTGGAAGAGCCATAAAATCTCTTGCAAATTTATCTGCTGTGCCTTCATCAACGCCAGCTTTTGTCAGAATATCAGCAGCGCCACCTACTAAATAGCCGTATCCAGCCATACCATAACCAGCCGCTGTTGCCATGCCATCGCCAATAAACTCAACAGCATCTCTGAATGCTTTGGGAAACTTTACTTGTATGTCGCCATAGCCCAGTGGCATCTCTTCAGGTAAATCTACAACGCCTTCACCAGTGTATGGGTTTAGACCACCACTAGCTTGCTTTGCTAACTCTAGACCCGGCTGTGCGTATTCTGTGCGGAAGTCTGTTGGCTTTTTTTCTTTTTCAGGCAACTCTGAGTCGTCTGCACTAGGAACCATTACATCAACAGAGCTTTTTGAAGACAAAAGTGACTGTTTAAGTTTGGCTTGTTTTAGTTTTGCTTCTCTTAATTTTTCTTCAGCAGTCGCCATCTTACAAACCTAACTCTTCCATACGTTTTAAGTATGCATCAATTTGATCACTATCTAACGTATCAAGATCTATATTTTCTAATTGTTGCTCATTCATAGTGGAAAAATCGTAATCAGTTCCTTCTAACTTACGCTCTGCTTCGATGCGTTTTAGCTCTTCTTGCTTTTCTCTGACGTGACGCAACCAATCACCGACTGTCTTATCTCCATCAGACAAGAATATTGCCTGATCGTTTAGGTAGGCCATCAGCTTGTTTTGTGCTTTAATTTTATCATCTAACCACTGAATTAATTCAGGTTCTGGCATGTTTGTTGGCAGCGCTGTGTTTAGCGCCATGTTCAATTCGCTTTCGCTTAGAGCGCCAAAAGTAACAGATCCAACAACGTCTAAACCAAGACGGTTTTTGACGTTTTCAAGAGCGATTGTTGAGGCTTTCCAGTTAGGCAAAAGATCAGCAAGTTGACCAGAGTTTGCACCACCGCCGCCTTGATCTTCTGGTGTAAGAAGTTTTTTGGCTTCTTCTAAGTTCGCAATGTTTGTTCTAATTTCACCAACTTTTTCAAACGCAGCAAGTGCAGTATCTACGCCAACAGTACCAGCGCGTCTTGCGCCTGATCTTTCACCCTGAAGCTCAATGCCACGCTCTTCAGCTTCTGTGATAGCTTTTTGAGCATCTTCACCAGTTACTTCGTTGCCAAGACCATCTACAACTTTGCGTGTGCCATCTTTAAATGCATAAACAATTACGCCGCCATCAAGTATTTTACTTGCTTGAACTTCTGCTGCGTCTTCATTCGTACCACCTTTACTGTCAGTCCAACCTTCAGGCGGTACAGTAGCCCAACCTTCGTTTTCAAACTGCTGTGCATCAGATTCGTTTTTAACAACGACAGGATCAAAACCAGTTTTAAAAAATTTACGTTCTTTAAATGTGTTTGTACCTGTGCTTGGTTTTTCATAAGGAGAAACAACTTTGCCATCAGCTTTTGCTGCTTTTATTTCTGCGTCTGTCAGAACCATTGCTACGCCATCCACCATCACATTATTGTAATCAACACTAACAGTTGGTGGCTTCAGGCTAGGGGCAAGAGACAACGCAGTTTGCATCCGCGCCTGATCTGTTTCGCGCTTTTCTTTTTTCTTAGCAGCAAGATAATCGGCTGGTGCTTGCATCGCTCCTACAGCAGATCCTAATACAGTAGCACCGGGCTGTGACGCTCCTTGACCCATAGCCAAAAAGAATTGCAGCGCAGCCTCATAAGGATCTGGCTTTTCAACTGCTGGATATAGCTGCTGGGCAAAGTCGATAGCCATTTGTCCACGCTTTTGGTTACCAGCTAATTGACCAAGAATTGGCCTAAGTGCGCCCATGTTGCCTAAATCATTTGGGCTACTTGCTGTGGCTCCAAGTCGTGTTTTGTCTACTGCCATAACTTACCCCTTAATCATTTGCCATTCTATAGGCGCTGTAGCCAGCACCAAGGCCACTAATAAGCTGTCCATAAACTGATGGGTTTGCAGTAAAGCTAGATCCTAGCTCATAACTACGGCTTCTTGTGCTGTATGGTGTACCAGACAATGCACCAAGTGCGAAGTTAACCATCTCCATTGGGTACTGTCTTTGATCCATAAAGTCTGCATATGCCAAGTCAAGCGCACGTTGATCCAAGATACGCTGTGCCTCTCCAGAAGAAATAAGACCAGCCGCTGCACGATTTTGTAGATCCATAACCAGTGGACCTAAGTTTTGATAGGCATTCATTTGCGCTATGCGAGCTGCTTCGTCTGTCTCGAAGCCAGTGCGTAATGCTTCTTCTGCACCAAAACGAGCAGCTCTTTGGTCGCCATAACGACCATACATAACATCTTCTGCGCCAAATCTCGCAGCACGATCTGCTTCTGCTTGAGATCTTCGCATATCTTCTGCATCGAAACGACCAGCACGATCTTCCATAAACTGACCGCGCATAACGTCTTCTGCACCAAAACGTGCCGCACGTTCTCGTTCTGCCTGTGACGCCAGTGTATCTTCAGCCGCAAATCTTGCTTGACGATCAGTGTCAAATCTTCCAGCAGCAAATCCTAGACCCTCACGCGCTGCTTGTGCGCGGAGATCGCCAGCAGCCCTTGCGCCTTCGCCAGCCGCTGTGCCTTCTAAAATTCCAAGGCGAGATCCAAATGCACCACCGGGCGCACGTCCTGCTGCTTGTCTTGCTTGGTTTTGCGCTCTAATCGTTTGTTCTTCAATCTCACGAATGGCTGGATCCATAGCCTGTTGATATATGTCCATGTACTCTTGAGCGTTTTCTATTGAAAATGGATCACCTAAAAGCTCTTCTCGCGTTGCGCCTTGATAATCTCCAATCAAATCTTCTCGCGTTGCGCCTTGGTATTGACCCATAAGTTCATCAGCAGACAAACCTTGGAAATCACCTACAAGCTCTTCTCTTGTTGCTCCTTGAAACTCATCTCCAAGTAATTCTTCACGGCTCATAGAATCGTAGCCGCGACCTAGTGTGTTAGCTACAGAGGCTGCACGATTGATGTAAGGAAGATAATCACCAGCACCTTCACGCAGCATCTGCATTCCAAGACGCTCATCTTCTGTTAAGGTGCTACCACCAAAAGTTGCCGTTCTTTCGCCTTGATAAATTGGATAGTCAGAGCCAGCTATACCTGTGGCAGAAGTAAATAATTCTCGACCAGCTTCAGCAACCCATGCAGGAATCTCTGTACCTGTAACAACTTCTGAAGAATCAGGTAACTCAGTGTATGATGGTGTACAAAAACCGCCCATTTACGCCTCCATGTAGAGCGAACCAACTTTGGACAAACCAAGACGCTCATAAAATTTATCTTTTCGCTCACCATCTCCTGAATAGACATGGCCTAATTTGATTTTGATTTCTGCTTCTCTTGCGACTTGCATAAAACTTTTTATCAACTTTGCGGCGATATTTGACTTTCTATGTTGTTTATAGACAAAAAACCACATATCAGCCAAATATTTTTCATTAGACCACCAGTCAGTGCTTTCTATTCCAGCAATAGATCCAGCTATTTTACCATTTACATCGAATACTATTACAACACCTCTATGCAGAGCATTACTAATTGCTGATGTTAGTTTTTCAGAATCGATTGGCGAAGTACAGTCAATGGTTTCTGAATGCATGACGTTTAACATCATGTATATTTCAGAAAGATCTTCGACTGTTGCCAATCTTATCATTACCTCATACCGCCTAACGCGCCCATTTGTGGATTAGATTGTGTTTGTGCTGTTTTGGGTGGCTGTGTTGGTGGTGGGCCTGCTCGACCTGAAGAAGCAATTGCCTCCATCAATGATCCCAGTTCAGGCAACAACATAAGAAGTGCTTTTGCTGCTTCTGGAGTGATCGCACGATCAAGCTCTGCTAATTGCTCTTCTGTCATTGCTCCAAGGCGTGAAACCAAAACTGCTGCCAGTTGTGAAGATGGCCGCATAATGTTTTGCTTTGCTTGATTGACTGTTCTGTCATCAGGTGCGCCTCGCTGTTGGGGTGGCATGTTTGCCCCAGCCATGTCTGGCATTTCTGGACGTTGGTTCATTTGTGGTTGTCGTGCCATGTTTGGCTCCTTTTAAAAGAATTTAGACAAAAACCCGACAATCTGACCAGAGCCGGGAATAATTGCGTTTGCGACATATGAAAGAACAGCCGTTTTACCAGCATCTTTTGCAGCATCCATTGGATCTGCACCCATAGCCACCTGAGTAATAAAGTCAGCACCAGCAGCGTATCCTGTAACTTTAAGGTTTGCTGCGCCAGCTTCTGTGCCAAAATTAAGACGGTTCATAACTCTGCCAGTATAATTAGCAGCAGGCGCTCCACCAATCCCAGCACCAGCAGAAATTAAATTTCTGCCAGTTTGCACAGCTTGCTGTGGCACATTATCTTTATTTAAAAAGTTAAGTGGGTTTACTGCTCCAAAACCAGCTTTTGCTGCATTTTCCACAGTGGCGTTTCCAGCTAAAGCAGCGCCAAATGCACTACCAGCCGCTGCCCCTGTTGCCCCTGCTACTTTTTGACTCGCACGTTCAATTTGTGCTTGCATCAATGCTTGTTCTGCGCTCATGCCATGCTCAGTGGCAAACTCTTCGCGCAGTTTGTCCATTTCTTCAGCAGTCATATTTAAGTCTTCAGCAGGATCATAAGTCATTGTGCCTGTCTGCTGGGCTTCAATAAACTGAAACATTGGCATGTATTTTGTGCCATAAATCTTTTGCATCTCGCCTATTCCAAGGCCGGGATCTCTTGACTTTAATTCAATAGTTGGCAACGTAATTGTACCGTCTTCATTGGTAACTGGCTTGTCAATTACCGCATCACCCACATTAGCCAAAGCCCCAATGTTTGGGGCTAGATTAGGTATTAGACTTGAACCAAGTATGTTTGACGTAGCAATGAGTTGCCCATCATCTCCTACAATCACAGCCATTTAGGTTACCTCCAAAAAACTTGCCACAACGTGCAACCGATCTGCTGTTGCTGCTGTAACCTTTATAATTTCATTTTCTTGTACCACAAAAGGAGCTGTTAACAACTCACTTGTAGAAGGTCCAGATATTGCTTTTACACTATACACAGAAAATACTGAATTGTCAGCATCTGTTATAGTAACAGTAATTGTATCGTTATGTGCGCTGTCATTACACACCAAAAAAGACTTAAAAATAGCAGTTGTAGCGCCCGGACATGTGTACAAAGTTGTGGCGTCTGTTGTTGTTAAATCTACTTTTGCGTTCTTATAATTGTTTGCCATTATGCCATAAACCACGCTGTAGCTTCAGCTTGCTCAACTGCATTTGTTAGACCGATAGAAGCAGCAAAGTAAGTAGATTGTTTTTCAAGTTCGAGCGTGTTTGTCAGGCGAGCCATATACCCCTGATTATAATCTTCAGGTGGAGTTGGTAATCTTAAAACACCTAAACCAGTTCCTGTCGTACTCATCGCATACCATCCGCTCTTGTGTTTATTCTAAAATCACCAAGCGACCAATCGTCTTGTGTTCCTGTTGTTTGAAACTTCACACTGATTTGCCTACCTTTCGCTCTCACACTAACTTTTTCTGTGGAGCTGGTCATAGCAAATGGCCCTTTAGTTGTTTCAGGCGCAGATGGATATTTGCGTGTATTCAAGTAAAGATCCATTGATGTATTGGCAGACATTGTGACGTTTGGAACAATCTTATCTACCATGTATAAATTTTCGCCTTCAGCAGTTAGTTCGCGTGGTGAGCTTTCTATAAAGCAATTCATCGCTGATCCTGCTGCGCTTGTGCCTGTTTCGTGGTTGTACAAATTGCCATTTGGATCAAATGCGAATGGTTCATTACGAGCGCCAAACGTATCATGCCAAACTGTTCTGTCCATTGTGCCTATCGACCAAGCGCCTTCAACATAGTTATATGTAACATAGCTATCGTTTTCTGGATTAACTGTTCCTGCGCTATTGTCTTCGCTTACATACCACCAAGTGATTTCTTTGAATTTTTTGTTGTGGCCAACAACAACTTTATCGATGTATCGATCCTGCATTCGATCAAATACATAATACTTAACAGGACAAGGCAATTCTTTGACGATACCATCATATGAAAAGAAATTTCGTTTGCCCATCCAGAAGACGTTGCCATCAATGCTAATCATTGTGTTTAGACCGCCAGCACCAGCGTCTGTGGCAAGCAGTCGGAATGAAAAGATGAAAGGCGCACCAACAAATGTCATACCATAGATTGCTTCATCTGTGGATATAATGGTTTCTTCACGCGCTGAAACCATTGCAACGATTTTTGTGCCAACTTGCAATCTCTGATCGCCAGCAGTGTTTAATGCAGTAGGTCCAAACTTGGTAAAGTCTTCCTGTGTTGACCATCGAACAAGCATGTCATCAACATCACCGCCACCACCAGCAGCATAAGCCTGACAGCCAGCCGCAATAAAGTGTCGGTCTGGGAAGGAGACAGTGGTGACACGCGCAACAGATGGAACACTTTCAGCTCCAGCTAAAGAAGAGACAAGAACAGCGCGGTTTCCAATACCCCCTGATGTATCCCAATAGTAAATTGCACCATTACGAACTGTGGCTATAAGATCTTCACCCCAAATGTTGAGGTTCCATGAGCTGTTGTCGAGCGCAACGTCTGCTTCAGTAATACTTCTAGGATTGTTCCAACCCGGCCCACCAGAAGTTCCACCCCAAGCTCCAACGCCCCAACCAAGTGCTGGGTCTGAGCTTTGTGCGCCTAAACCTTCATCAATACCGATCAGATATTTGATTGATATGCCTGTGCCGCCTCCTGCTGCAACTGTTGAGCTTGCGTTTGTAGGTAAAGTTATTGTGTATGTGTCACTGTCTGATACAGTGATCTGATATCCATAATAATCGTTGATTTCATCTGCTGGGATGCCACCAGTTGCTGTAGCTCCGCTGATTACTACCCAATCACCAGTTTCTGCGCCATGCGCCACGTCTGTTACTGTAACTACATTATCAGTTGTACCACCAGATGTTGTAGCCAGTGGATTTATAAGTGCTTGAGTTACAGCAGCGCCATTTGCGTGGGCTGCAAAAGAAGTTCCATTTGTAGCTCTTGTACATCCAGTTAATGTTAAAGAGCTTATACCTGTGTAGGTAATTATTTCACTATCTATTAAAACAGCACCAGAAGATGTAAGACCAGTGACGCTTGCGACATCTATAGTAAGTGGTGAAGTATTATTATTTGGCAGTGTTTGAGTAGTAGTAGTTGCAGTGTTTGATATATCACGCAGTGGTGTAATATCATACAATGCGCCATTCAGAAGGATATACAGGTGGTTGTGAGTGCCGATTGCCATGTAATCTTCGCCATCCGACAAGGCTCTCCAAAACACTGTTTTTCTTGCTATGCCTGTAACACTGGTGGTGTTCTGTGTAACAGTTCCACTAGGATCTAGCTTAGAAATATTTTCTTTTTGCCAGCCGCCTATTTTAGTTGGGTAACCATTACGAAAACGAACCAGATTGCCATCCACCCAAAACGGTCCGTTTTTTCCAGCAGCATATTCTGTGATGTCTTTGACAATACCGGGATCATATTTAAGAAGCTGCAAAGGCATTTATTATTTTACCCATTCATATACTTTTTTGGTTTCTTTTATGCGATGATCTAAACCTGTATAGCCACCATTGATCGTTTTAGTCAGACGCTTGATTACGTCATCATTAACACCTTCGTCGCATATTTTCCATAGATTGTTTTTTCTAAAAAACCATATGGCTGTATCCATTGCGTAGTCTTCTTCTAGCAGTGTTGGATTTCTCAAAACATCTGGAAGGCGCATATCTGATGCAAACGATCTGACGTTGTTATACCCGGTCAATTGGATAAATCCGCGACCAATGTATAGGCTGGCTTTTTCTTTTGTATCGTTTCCAAGTTTGTAATTTTTGCCACGATTTTCGTCCAAGTACACAAGCTCTGCCAATGCTTTGGGGTTTCTTGAATATGGCTTTGCGCTTTCTTCTGTTGGAAATCTTTTAGGCCAAACACGCATCATTGCTTCTACAGAGTAATTTAGATTTTCGCGTGTAAGTTTAAAAGATCCACTTTCATGGATAACTTGACCTATCAAATGTGCGCCACGTTCTGGCGACAATTCGTAGTGTTTTACGATTCCGCGAGCTGTATTAGGTCCGAATGCACCATCTGGCGTACATCCACATTTTTCTTGAAGTATTTTTAACGCATTACTCATTTCTTCATCTCCAAGTACAAACGCCAACAATTTACCAATGTGTTCAAGCTCACTGCGCTAAACAGCATTATCCACTGCCACATTTCCATTATTTCTTACCGTAGTATTTGGATACAGCGCGATTGCCGAACCAGAATGACATGATAGCAGCAAACAGCCCAGCCGTGTTATCATCCCAAATTACATTTAACGCTCCAGCCAAATCAGCGCCTTGCTCGTTCATCATTGTCATTACAGCGACAATTTTGATGGCCACGAAAAGGCCAAAAAAAGCATAAGTGATGACAGGACGGACTGAACCTCTGAGCGCATTAACAAATCCCCCAGCGTCGATACTGTCATGCTTATACAATCCTTCTGTTTCTTTAATTTCTGCTTGCTTGTCTAACTCTTGTAATTTGAGTTCAGATCGCTTTGTCATAAGATCCATCTCAAGCTGCATACGCTCAAGATTATGTTTGTGTTCTTGCCCAGCTTTAAAGTAATTTAAAACTTCTGGTAAGAATGAAGTACCAAAGCCTAGCAGACTGCCCAGCAATGTCATCATCACGCGCTCCTATCTGTCTTAGCTTCTTTGCCTAACCACAATGCAAAAGACGCTGAAAGCATCGCAGTGACGAGCGATACGAACGCGCTCTGTTGAGTTGTGGGATCTGGCAAAGTCATAAACCACAAACAAACTTTCCAAGTAAGAATAATTTGGCAAAGGAAAGCTAGACGTGGCAGTATTTTTAACTGATCTATAGCGTTAGCTGTTAGCTGAACCATGTTACACCTTTATGTTTATCCACAGTATTTTTTCTAAACTTACCACAACTTTGCAATAAGTCCAATCAGACATATTTTCCTTGCTTAATAACCCATTCTGCTATTCTACGATGATGCGTTATAATCACAATTTTGCCTCGCTTATCGTATACAATCCATCGCAATCTGCCTGCTTGTACCAGTCGCATTTACCATTTGCCTTGGCCTTTACCAATCAACCAAAGTATGAAGCCCATTACAGCAATACCAACGACTGCGGCTAATATACCAACAATCCATTCGATAATCTGACGCTTTAATTCTTCCTTGCGGTAAAGTTCATCTTTGCGTTGTTTTCGCATTTTTGCTTCTATTGACAACACCTCTTCCCATGCAGATGGTCCGTAATTCCACGAAATAAAAGCCTTAATGTCTTTACGCATAGTCTCCATCTTTTTTTTCTGGGCAAAAATTTGCAACGCAGTTTCTTCGTCGGAGCCTTTGAAAGAATACCAAGGGGGGTTTTTACTTTTTTCTTCTGCGTAATTGAAATCGGAAAACGCCTTACCCCATTGGGAAAGTTGTCCACTCATATCTTGCAAATCCCGACCCACAGCAATGCCTTGCTTGATGGCGTTAAATGCAGAAGTGGCTACACCGACTGCTGTAATAGGATCAATCATGTTTCACGAAACCTCACTGGACAATAGTAATAAGGATCTACACGATAGATCCTATCATAATACCCAAAGCGTTTCGACCCACAGTCATAGTAACACGCTTTATAAAACCAGCTACCGTATCCGTTTACCCACATGTGTCCATGAGCTATGAACACAAGCGTACATATCATTATCGTTCCATCAAACGATCTATTTTTTCTTCAATTCGATCAAAACGTGCGACGATTTGATTCATAACAGCAGAGCTATCAGTCTTTGTAACGTACTCTTTTGCCATCTCTTCTCTTGTTTTATTCAAGAGAATTTGAACGCGCCCAAGTTCAGTGTGTTGTGTTTTTATCCACCAACCCAAACCACCAATTGCAGTGGTTAATCCTAAATTTATGAGCGCGTTCATTTCCATTACTGTGCAGCCACTTCTTGTGCTTCTTCAGGCGTGTCTTCTAAAGATTTTTTTAACTTACTAATCCAGTAAATTTTTCCACCTTCCATTTGCCTTGCAGATTTCATTGTGTTGGCTATTTTTCGTTCAAGATCAGCAACATGATCAACTGCTTCTTGCTGTTCAGGGGTCATGTCTTCAAAAGTGTATTCTTTTTCGTCAATAACAATAGGCGTTGTTTTTTTCTCTGCCATTGTGATTTCCTTTCTTTGTTAAATTACCAAGGTACGCCAGAAGAGTCGCTTGCTGCACGGTCAATCTGACCTTGCACTTTTGCTGTGCGGTCTGCTTCGACACGCGCCTTGGCTTGATCTGCTGTTTCGTCACCTTCGATCAAGCTGTTGTATACCCAACCTAAGACTTGATTTTCGGTCAAATCTGCATAGGGCGTAAAGTCTGAAGCGGACGCGTCATATGTTAAATGCAGTTTGTCACCTTCTGTAGAAGTGTAAACGGGATCACCGTCGCTTGCTGCTACGCAAGACCAATAGACGAGGAATACTCCACCGTCCGAATCTTTATGCGTCATGTCGTTGACGCTCCACGTTGTTGTAATAGCCATTGTTTATATCTCCTGTGCTTCACGCATAGCTTTGTATGCAGTTTTAACATCATCTGTCCATGCTGCATTAGCTATGGCTTGTACGCTTGCATCCTCACCAGAAATATCTGTGGGTGTATGCGTCCAGCTACCATCTTCAGCTTTTACTGAACTAAATGGTACAAGAACATGACGGTGAAAACTGCGGCTGAGTTCTGTTTTTACACCACCAGCCCCTTCTTCCATAATCTTAGTAGCTTTACGAACTTGGATACTCCAAGAAGAAACCACTTCAATTTTATCATATTCTATTTCTTTTGTTATGTCGCCTTGTGCCATGTTTACCTCCTTTGGCTATGGACTGTCCGACCCAATGCTAGGCAGTGGGTTATGCTGACTCATAAGTAGCCGCCATATAAATAGAGCGACCATTTGTTACTTGTCCGTATTGGTGATACCGATGTGATGTTTGTTGTGATGGAGCAGTAGGTTGAACACCCCGAACAATTGTTTGACTAGAGGAAATATAAGCTAGACCCACGGTATCCCCACTATTAGTTGAAGGACCACCTTCATCTGTCCACATTCCACCATTAACGGAACTTTCACCTGAAGCACTTGTAAAGGGAAGACCACCAATTGCAAGATTTCCTGCCGTGCCACTAGCATCGTTTCTTGTAATGTTTGCATAAACATGAACTGTTCTACCAATTTTTGTATAACGTCCATTAGCAAAACTAAGCGTTCTAGAGACATCCGCACCATCTAGTAAAGTTGGAGTAAAATCGCCTTCTTCGTAATCGTCAAATATATGTGAGGACGCTGTTCCAGAGCCACTACCAGTAGCAGAGAAGTTGATGCCGTGACCCGATGTACCTATTACGAGATTACCATCGCTAATAGTAAGATCACCATCCCCATCAATGGTTGCTCTTGTTGCAGAAGCACCGCTACTGTTTCTTACCTGAAACTTCATAATGTGTTCGTTATTAGAGCCTACACGTTGGGCTGCAATAGCAGTTCCGGGATTGTCATTAGACCCAAGAGTTAGCGCAATACCAGTATTAAGATTAGCACTCAAATTTCTAAGATGGACATAAGCTCCTAAATCAGATTCTGAGTCTGTTTCTGTTCTAGTTTGTTTAAATGTTGCCTGTCCATTGCTACTAATGCGTAGCCGTTCAGCCGTAGCTGCACCTGTTTTTTGTGTTTCAAAAGTTAGATATGCGGCATCTGTCGCACCATCCTGAATTGCTCCAATGTTTGCTAAGTTACTGTCAACATTTGTGTTGCCAAATCTAATATTTCCTAGTTGTCCTGATGTAGCACCAGAGGTTCTAGTCATCATCAAACCTACACCAGTAGTATTATCCAAATGCACATCGTCTTGAGGGGAGCTAACCTTAATACCAATTCTGTCGTTTGTTCCATCTACAAACAGCATATGAGATTCATTATCTGACTCCACCCTAAAGTCAGAGGTAAGTCCCGGTTCATTTACAATAATATGACCGCTAGTATTAAAAGTTATTCTGCGCTGATTGTCTTGAACTAAATCAACAGTTTCATCGCCATCAAAGTTCCCTACTTCAACTGGTGATCCTGATCCATCTCTGCGCCTACGAACGCCGCTTGAAATAGTTGTGCCATCACGAATAACCCACCCCGCAATGGTATTAGTGTTGGCTGTGCCATCGTTTTGCACAATGCCGTAAGTTGCACCAGATGCGTTGTCGCTGTCTATGTGAAGGGTTGATGCAGGGTCATTTGTGCGAATACCAATGCGATTATCCGTGGCATCCACATAAAACATGTTTGCGTCATTACTACTCTCAACACGGAAGTCTGCGGCATCGCCATTTTCATTGAAAATCGCCCCTGACCTAAACGTAGACACTCCTGAATTATTAATAGTTAAGACATCTACCCCAGTTATAGAGTCATTGTGCGTTCTTATTCTAAATGAAGGCGTGCCATCTGATCCTGCCCTAAGCCCACCAATCGCAACTCCATAGTTGTTGTCTGTGCTGGTTCCGAAAAACATATTCGTATAACCACCGCTGTCAGTGGTAGCTGAAGGGTGTAACCTTAAAAAAGATGAGCTATCATATTGCGAGGTGATTTGAGCTTTGCGAATGTCATTCGTATGATTGGACAACAGGCCAGCATTGAAAATTGCTCTACCAGCCTCAGACATATCAAGGGTCAGGGCAGTTATGGTTGACCCACCATCATTACCTTTAAACTGTATATCCTTATCTGCTACTGCTGCATAAATAGTAGGATTTTGAGAATCTGCCCCTATTTCTAATATAGAGGTTCCATTATCTTTAAATCTCCAATTTGGAGCATCACTGTCTAATATAAGATCACCAGCTACATCGAGTGTTAAATCACCAGTAGCGTTTGTAATTGTACCAGCAGAACCAGAGTGCGAAATCTGCAAATCGTTGTCGGCTCCGATGTTAATAATTGCACCATCAGATTGCAGCGATAAATCATCATCTATAAATAGGTCAGTTATTGCTAAATCTTGCGATAAATCTGTGACAGCCGCACCAGCTCCAGCTCCATCAGTCGCAATTATTTTTGTCTGGCCATTAAGGATATTTATAGTAGCGCCACTACCTTGCTTGATTGTAATTGTTTGACTTCCACTTGTTGCATTCTCAATGAGCCAAACTTTACTAACTGTATTTGGCAAAAGAGTAACAACTCTTGTGGTTGTTAAACTGGCGCTAGAAGTAATTTTAAGAAACAAAGATCGCAGAACATTTTTATTGGCTGCTGTATCAGATCCTTCTGGCATAGTGAGAGAAGTATCAGCATCACCAATGGTAGCTGTGCCATACCCAAATGCATCAGCAATTAATTCAAGGTTTGTATTAGTCTTCGTACCCCAAGAACCAGCGTTTTCGCCAGTGGCCATTTCTTCGAGTTGAAGGTCATTGTCAAAGGTACTAGCCATACTTTTATATCCTTATATTAATCAATGCGGATCAATCCAGAAGCGCCCGGATCTGGGAACACAATTCTGAATGTACCTGAAGTTACTGTAAAATCACCGCCAAAACTTAACACTGCAATTGCTTGCTTGCCAGCAGTTGTGTCATTGTAGATCAATGCGCCAGCCGTTGTGAATGTAGCTGATGTCCATTCTGGGTTATTAAAGTCAACATGTGCTGTTGTGCCAGTGGTTCCAATTGTAGCACCAGTCAAAGTCTCACCACCTGTTGTGTATCCATTGCCGTTTGCAACTTCTCCAGACGCACCTGTATATGTTGTTGTTGCAGCACCTAAACTTGCTGATGAAGTAAAAAGTGCGATTTTGATTGTATCAGAATCAAGGTCTTGCTCTTTCTGAAACAAGTCTTCCTTGAAGCTGGTACACATTGCTTGAGTAATAGCCATTATAAGCCTCCATTATATTCTGCTGCGTAGTCTCGCTGCATCTCTTGTACAAATAATTGCACTGCTTCGTCAAATTGTGTCTTATAAAGCGTCAAAGTTTCTCCAGCTTTAAGAAAAGCTGATGCTTCATAAAGACACGCTGCTAATAACACATTTTCTGCGTTATCTCCAATCCAAGTATTCGCATTACTTGAACTCAAGCCTGTTTCTGGGGCGATAAAATCAACTTGATAAGTTGAAGTAGTGGCATCTGGAGTTGGTGCAACAGTGATTGTTGTTCCTCCAGTGGCTGCTGTTTTGGTGCTATACATTTCTGGAACGCCTTGAGTTGTGGCGTTTGGCCAGTAATCACGCAAATAAGAATCAACTCTGTGATTAAGATAAGAAGATACATTCGATGTAATAATTGAAACCTGTCTAATCATTCTTGCCGAAGGCACAACATAATCTGACGTGCCTTGCACAAGGCTTGCTGATGTTGTTTGCCTAAAACACGGCAAGTTTGGTAGGCGCTGAAAGATCATCTCTTCAGCCTGTGTTATGATTTCATCAATAGAAGCTGACAGCTCTGCGCTATCGTCTTCTAAGAAGTTTTGAATATTACTTACCAATTGTGTGTAATTCATTAACCATTACCCCACGATCCATTATTCCATGCATTATTACCCCATCCAACTGCTGTCTGTACAGCCGTTCCATCGCCGATTGCACCTGTACCAGCCAAGCCTGTTTCGGATATTTCAGATTCTGCAACTTCAGTTCCTGTTGCACCAACACCGCCAAGACCAGTAACTGGTTCAACAATAACATTAAAATCACTATTAGCGCCAGTTCCAATAATATGAACAGCGCCAGTACCAGCTACGCCTGTTACATCGAAGTCTTGCTCAAGAGTTGATGTTCCAATCGCACCTGTGCCAGCTACGCCTGTGATGACTTCTTCTTGCTCAAATGTTGATGTACCAACACCACCTGTGCCAGCTACGCCTGTTTCTTCAATTTCAGACTCTGGAACTTCAGTACCAACAGCTCCTGTGCCAGCCAAACCTGTGACTGGTGTACCAAACACAAGATCTCCAAGTGCGCCAGTTCCTGCAACACCTGTTGCGTTAAAGTCTTCTGATATAACAACTTGATAAGTTCCAATAGCGCCTGTACCAGCCGCTGCATCTATAGCTGGGTTTGCAAAGACTGTGCCTACAGCGCCTGTACCAGCCACTCCAGTGACTGTAATCTCCATTTCTATAAAGTGTTTAGTAGAAATAGAACCATGAGCTGGTACGCCCACAGGTGGGCGCTGACGTTGATCTAAGAATATGTCGTAGTTGTATCCAACAAAAAACGTAACATTTTCGGGATCATTGTCTGGACGTGGATTAAAAAGAGCTGTTGCATCGACAACATTTCTGGCTGGTGTAAGCTGTGGTTGTTTTGGCTCCCAATCGTCTGGAGATACGCGCAAGCCATCCCAAGTTGTTTTGAGGTCAGTATATTTGACCCTCAAACCACCTCTGTCGCTTATTGCTAGGGATTTTTTTCCTCTTGCGAATTTGCCCATTAATATAAATTCAGCGCAGTTGGCTGAACCCTCAAAGAAACGCCGTCATTGTCAGATGCCGCTGCAAAGTTAAATGCGCGTTCATACATCTCATTTAGCATTGAAAACTTTTCAGGTGCAAACTTCATAGATAATTTACTGGCTAAACCAGCACAGATACATTCATTCCATCGATATGGAATGTCTGCGTCTTGGTTTGATGCTGTGACATCTTCGAGCTGTCTGATTGCCCAGTACACCATACTATATGTTGTGGTATCTGGAACTTGCCAAAAATAAATAACAGGCGTGAATTGCTTATCTAACATATACTGGCTTGGTTTGCCGCCAGATGTTTTGTTTGGAAGCTGGTTATAATCTGCAATCGACACACGATTGATAAGTTGATCAGAGTTTGTACCAGTTCCACTGTCGCGTATAACTGCGCTTATGATGTCGATTGTTCCTGCTGGCAGTGTGTAAGACGCTGTGCCGTTCACCAGTGTTAGTGTTTGCTGATCTACAGCCCAGTAGTTAATACCTCTGTTTGCCCACTCAGAGAAGAGCAGATTGAGGCTACGCCTAGCAGAAACTGCTTTGTCGCCTGTTTGCGTTTGCGTATCAATATTGCAGCGTTCAAATGCCTCAGTAATAATTTCTTCTACATTTGGTCGAAACGCCACTGTTCCTGAAGTAGCCATAAATCACTCCTAATTTTGAAAAGGTGGCCGAAGCCACCTAATCTAATATTCTTTAGCTACGCGCAAAACTACCTGATATGCATCTCCAGCCGCACCAGCTCCTGTTGTGGTGAATTTAACGTCACCAGTTGGACTTGTGCCATAAGAAGAGCTTGCAGGAAGCCCACCAAATTTTTCGAAACTATGATAGCCTTGTTGATTTTCAGCCAAGTGCATGATGATAATATCAGTGCTTGCGTCTGCCAGCACCTCTACTGTCATGCCTTGAATGATCCACCAACACTCTAGAATTTTCACGCCTGTGCATGTGTCTCCATTTGAGTTTTTAACAAGTGAAGAAACATCAATTTTACTTACTGCGCTTTCGTCACCAGTATCGACATATTGATACTGAAAAGCAAACACAGCTTCGCGTGGGTTATCTTCTATCGTAGTTGTTGTTACGATATCAGCCATCAGCTATCCTTTTTCTTTGGTGGACGGCCACGCTTTTTCTTAACAGGTTTTTCTTCCCATGCCTCATTTACATCAGGCGTGGATGGATCATCTGCTTTGAGCGTACCATCTTTGTTTCTAGCTCGAACCTTCTTTCGAGGGTTCATCATGTTTAGCTTACCCATGCGTCACCTATGAAACGGCTGCGCTAAATGGAGTTGCTTCTGATCCAGTAGCTGATTGGTTAATTAAAACACGAAACTTGTTTGAAGCAACGTCTTGGATTTCAATGTGACCTCCAAGAATACCGCCAGTTGTAGTACCATTTAAAGTAATCGTGTCACTATCTGCTGCTGTTTCAAAAATAGATGCTGTCGCGTCACTATCGTTTGCAACCACTGCAACACCTGACATTGTGTCATTGGCGTTAGCAACTTGGATCTTGTAACTGTTAGAAGTTACAGTTGTCTGAACAAAGAAACTATATGTATTGCCAGTTCCAGACGCTGCTGGAAGTGTTAAGGTTGCGCCTGACGCTACATTAAGGTTCATTGTACGTCCTGCATGAGATGCAGATGTAATTGTTGCGTCTGCTGTAATAGAAACCAGAGAATCTGAACCGCTAATAAAACCAGCAGTAGAAGTCACTGGACCTGAAAATGTGGATGAAGCCATAGTATAATACCCCTTGCACAAGGTTTCGCCATGCAGTCTGTGCAACGTCAGGTGGGGCGTTCTCCTGTCTGCAAGGCTAATGTTACCCCAATCGCAGAATAACACATTTGTCTAAAAAAGAAAGAGGCGACTTTCGCCGCCTTTGTTTGTTATTCTTCTTCTGCAAATTCTTCATTGCATCTTACGCACATTGTCATCACGCTTTTTCAACTTTTTTATACGTTGCCTTGCCTATCACATTGGGCGAATTCCTAACAGACTTCGCATCCCACTCGTCTTTGGTCATCCAGTTGCGTCCACTCTTGTACTCGTAGACGACAACCACGTCTGGCATTTCTTCGTATTCCTCGCGCTTTTTTTCTTCATAGCATGTTCCGCAAAAATGCCACCCATAATCTGGCTGATATTCCCCTTCTGTTGCATTGCAATGGACACATTGCTTTCTATCTGAGTTGCTCATCTTTCTTCCTTTCTTAAAATGGTGTTTCGTAGCCAGCTTCGATTGGGCAATCGTATCCACCCATATGATCGTAACGCTCTTCTGCCCAACGCAGTGCAGCGCGTTCTGCTTCTTGCTCGTAAATGTATGCGTCTTTTTCGCTATCCCATTGTGCAGCGTACTCTTCACGATCTGCGATTGCTTCGCGGATTGCTTTGAACATATCGTTGCGATTTGCATGACGTAGTTCAACTTCTTGATTAGCTTCGTCTGCGCGTAGTGTGCATACCCATGATTTTTCCATTGGGAAGTTTGACACCATACCCATTTCGCGTTCTGTGCCGTCATGTAGCTCCATCATGATGTCCCACGCTGGCACACCTTTGCCACAACGAACTGCGCGAAGCTTGAAGCTATCGATGTAACGCTGACGATCAATCACAGCTTGCTTCTCGTCTTCAGCGTCTTTAAGTTTACGGATCAAATCACGCGCAGCTTTGACAGCTTTATAAGTGCTGCAATCTCCATCCCAGTTTTCTTCTGGATAAATTTCGTGAAAGCCGTCTGCTAGAACGTCATCTAGTGCGCGTTCCATGTCGTTTAGGTTATATAGTTTTGAGTTTTTCATTTTTCTTTCCTCTCTCTCTACAATACTAATATATGACAAGTGTCACGAATTACAATAGGCAAAAACAACTTTTTTTAAAAAAAGAAAGAGGCGATCCGAAGACCGCCTCAATCAAGCCCAAACAGAGAGAGGTTTGGAAAACTTATGCTGCGCCTTCAGATCCGAAAACACCGCGCCAGTCAGTGAAGCCAAAGCTGTAACGCTCGCGTACTTTGTAGCGCACGTTGCCAGTTTCAAAATCACCTTCCATCCCTTTTTTCATTGGGGAACGCTGGAACATTTTCAGTCCATCAGGAACATCAGTAACCACAAAGAACGCATCGCTGTCTGTCAGACGGCGCATCACATGATATCCTTTTGGCAGATAACCACCAGAACGGATAGCGTTGATGTCGTTGTCAGCAGTTCCTGTGCGTAACTGTGATTCTAGCAGACGTTCTGCAACAAAGGTGTATGCTGTTGGAATAACAAGCATTTGACCTTGTGCCGCAACCCGAAGACCACGATCATCTTTCATATCCGCGATTTGGATAAGAATAGATTCAAGTGATGTTTCGGAAAGGTCAGCAGCAGTCGCAAGTGTGTTTGACTGGTTGCCGTTCTGCGTTGGGTGGGCTGTACTCAAAAGAGCTACACCGTCACCGCCAGCATATGTGCCTGCTGAAGTTGCGTTATTCAAAATATTTGCAGCTTTGATCTCTTTAGTAGAGGCCATAGAACGTGCAAGTGCTTTTGTATAGCGCGAAGCAATTGAGCCATATTGACCGTCTTCTTCAGCTTCTTCAGTAATTGAGAAAGCCAAAGCAATTGTTTCGTGCTGATAACGCGCAGTCCACTGTTGAGAAGCCGCATCGTAACTGATTGCTGCGCCTTCACCTTTGGTTGGAGCTGATCCAAACCCGGATAAAAGAACGTCTTCTTCAAATGCCTTCTGAGAAGTATTTGATTCGAAAACCGCCTCGTATTCGGCTGGATAGCTGTCATATTCGAGTCCAAAAAGAGTATTCAGACCCGGCTCAAGCATTTTAGCAAAGGATGCTCTATTCATTGCCATTGTTCATACCCTCCTTAAATACCAGCAGTCTGTTTCAGGACATGCTCGTTGACAAGCACTTCCATGATTGCATTAGCACCAAACGCATTGTCTGGTGTATCGTGCAGAGCAATGATTTTACATTGCGCTGTACCAGCAGCCATAGTTCCTGAAATTTCAAAGCCAGAACGACCAGTTGTTGTGGACCCTGCACCAGCAACAATATCAGCACAATTGCCGATATTTGTCTGTGCAGTAGTACCAGCAGACTGGACTTTAAACACAGTATATGGATCATCATACACATAAGCTACGATTTCTGTAGCTGTAGTGCCTGATGGCCAATACTCACTATACACATATGATCCATCACTAGCAGTGTATGAAACCCCTGCAAACACACCAATCTGATTCGTTTCAGTAGCACCTGCTGGATTTAGAACGCCATCCGCTGTTAGGATGACCATATCTCCAGAGAAGATGTTTTCTGCAAGACCAGAAGTAATGGTGTATTTGTTTGTGCGAGGTGCATTACCGCTCATGTGACGAACTGGCACAAAGCCAAAGGCTGCATCTACATTAGCCATTTATTCGCTCCTTTTAGCGTTAAGTTAATCACTCATGGCAGAAAGAGATCTACCACGACTTACCTCAGAATGCCGATCCTGTTGGATCTGCAATCCATTACGCCGTCCCATCGCATCAAGTTCACCGACAACTGATTCGTTTTGCTCTTGGTTCTTTCCTGAATAATAGTCTTTCATTTGTGTGTGACGTTCTTCAGGCATTTCGCAGAGGAGCATTCCTTCAATGCCGATACAACCTTCCCACTGGCCGTGATTAATAGTCGGAAACAACTTACTTTTCACAGTGTCAGCAGAGCGAGGTTCCCATCCTTCGCGCATACGTTTATACACGTTATCTGGGGTGTCTTTACCCTGAATCGAGGTAGCTACCCACCTTTGGACATAACCGGGACGTGCTTCTGGCGCGTCCAAAAGTGCTGGTGGTTTCCATGCCGTTTCACGACGAGTTTCCTCATCACGGATGGAAGTACGAGTTTGGCTTGCACGAACATTTCTTTTCTCAGACATTATTGGCTCCTTTGCTGACGCCGAATTTCGGCTTCATATTTTTTAAGACTCTTTTCATCATTGATGCCAAGTTCTCTCGCCATCCTAAGTTGTTCTTGCGTCATCCGCACTCTATTGCCCTTGTACTTGGAAGAACCGCCTGTAGTTGGGGCGACTGGGGGTCTACTTTTTGTTCTTGCCTTACTTGGACTTGATCCTGAAGATAGCTCAGGAAACAATTTTTGTAAACGACTGTTTAAAATTTGGTAATATTCGTCCGAATTTTTGTCATAACCTTCTAAATCAAGTTGGACATCAATTGAACGAGCAGCAGCCGTTTCTCTTTCAAATCCTGCTGCATTAAACCAGTTATTTGCTTGCCACCATTGCATTGCTTTTTGTGGCGCTGGGTTTTGTGCAGCTTGCTGTGCGCGGCCTACCGTTGGAGATGCTGCTGCACGTTGCTGTGCTTGTTGACGTTGCATTTCAGCAATACGCATAGCCGCTCGCATGTCGGCCAGTTGCTCCTGATATGCTACTTGCGCTTTCGTGTCACCTTCTTCCACGGCTTGCTCAAGAGCTGCCCTAGTTTCTCCGTAACGCTGGTTAAACGCTTGTTCAGCCGATTTCTGAGATCCTTGCTCCAGTCTTTCAAGCCTTTTCTGAAGCTGCGAATTTTGCTCCTGAATTTGCCTAGCTTGAACTTCGGCATCTCTACGCTGTTGAACAAGTTTTTGAATGCGCTTTTGAACTTTAGGTCCATAGTCATCATCCTCTGCTGTTTTTGCTTGTTCCTCTTCAGCTACATCTTTAGCCTCTTCTTTGGCTTCTTGAACAGGATCTTCTGTGATTTCAATCTGAAAATCTTCTGGCTCACCTTTAGCCTTCTTAATTTCAGACTCGATCTCTTCTAAAATTTCTTTTTCTGCCATAATCTTACCCTAAATATGCTGCAACTTCTACACCGTCTGGCAGTATAGAAGTTATTTCATCATCGTTTAAAAGAAGAAACTTTACGCCTTTGACTACAATCTTTTGACCAGCATATTTGCCATAAGTCACACGATCACCAATTTTTGGTAAAACTTCTGATTTCCATTTTGCGCCTGTGTCTCTGTCACGATACGCAAGCTCACCCATAGCGCATACTGTGCCATGAGCTGTAAGATATTCTTCATTATCTTTTGATGAATCTGGCAGTAATATACCGCCTGCTGTTTTCATTTTCACCTGATTAGGCTGAACCAAAACTTTCCAATTTAGGGGAATTGGGATTTGATGAGAACCAATTGTTGCACTGGTTTCTTCATCTGTAAATATTCTATCATGCTGATGAGACATGTCATACATCCTCCTCATTAAGAGTTTTTAAAGTTTCGCGGATAACCTCAGAGGCTTGCATTAAGCCTTCTGCGATCCCTACGTTTTTATGATATGCGTTGAAGTCGGCCATCCGACCATCAACCATACCTTCAGCTATTTCTAACCGCCGTTTCTCCAGATTTTTTCTGATCTTCTGGAGTAGATCGCTTGTTGTCATCTTTCACGCCTCCTGACATTGACACGCCAGTCACAAGCACTTCGACAACTTCAGAGTTTTTTTGTTCTGGCATTAGTATTTTTTACCTTTCTTCATTGTTTTCTTTTTTTTCTTTACATTCTTTTTGACAGATTTCATAGGTTTCTTTTTGCCATACTTCATTTTTTGTCCTCCTTTAGACATAAGTTTACCAAAACTTGCTCTATTCATCGCCCCATAACCTTGTTGGCCATATTACCAAAGAACCTCACGACAGGTGGTGCTGCTTTCATTGCGCCCATCATAGCCGCTGTGATAACTCCAGAACCAACTGCCATTGGTGCAATTTCTTCTTTGCCTGTCTCTATTCGATCTTCTGCGCTTTCACCTTCTCCAGTGCCGCTTACAAATCCACCAAAAGCTCCAGTTCCAGTTCCAAATGCAACATTTGGCAAAAATTTACCGCCAACCATTCTGGTTACTGCCATTGGAGCGCCAACTGAAATTGTTGGCAACATACCTAAACCACTAGATGTTGTGTATTCGGCTGGATAGTTTTCCTTAAACGCAGCTTGCTGCTGATTGATTTCGCTGTCGATCTCTTGAAATGTCTTGTCGCTAAACGGCGCTCTTATTCCAGCTTCGATCTCACCACCCAAACCCACAATTGTTGCGCTGTCTAATGCAGTTCGAGCCATACCTTTTAAAGCCTCTGGATCTTGTCCAGTCAAATCGTACTTTGGTGGCGAAGACATTTTGTAATATGTTTCCCAAAAGCCAGCCATTAAACTTGACCTCCTGACAGCTCACGCGCCAAAACTTTTAACGTATCTGCAAAGCCTTTATCCAACTCTTTAGCGGCCATAGCAAATTTCTTAGGAGATATTTCGCTAGACTTTAGGCCACGCCGCTCCAAAAAGCTCTTAGCTGCTCTAATTTCTGCTTGCGCTACGCGCTTAACTGCCGCTCTCGCCATCATTATCTCCTACGCCTTGCAACGCGCCATAACCAACTGTACCAACTAAAGGCACAGAAAACAAATTTTCCTTCATCTGGCGCATTACGCCTTCTCTATATTCATCTTTATTTGGTCCAAAGTCAGTGTAAGTCGATACAGGCAAATTGTTTTCTCTGAAGATCCGCATCACTTCTTTGTTTTCAGTAAGATGTCTAGGAACAAGAGCAGTATCAAAATCACTTAGGCTCATTGCATAATTAGGTTTTGCTTCAAAATACTTTGTTGGAGCAGTTTGCATAATTTCACCAACACGGTTTATTGCATCTCTGAGCGCAGGAATATCGTCCATAGATACAAAACCTTCAGATACAGCCGCTGTACGAGCAATGTCTGGATCGTTCCTTGCTATAGCCAAAAGCAGCTCATTTGCTGTTTCTATACCCATCATGCGTGTTATCGGCTCTTGAGTTGTGACAAGCTCGCCGTCTTCATTTCTAGATCTTTTTGTTCTAATTTCTGTTTTCTTAAATTTTTCTGTAAGATCATCGATCATAGAATATTTTACATCGTGAAATTGACTGAATAAATCTTCAAGAGGGTTTGTTCTAAAATCTGGGTTATCTCTTTCTTCAACATAAATTTGACCTCTAGCATCTTTGACCTCATCAATACTTTTAAATGGTCGTGACGTTGCTGCTCTAAATGCCCCTGCATAGTTTTGAGATCCATATTCAGAAGCTGGTAGATACATTGAACCGTAGTCGCCTTGGCGCATATCTTTTAGGCTTGTTGATAATGTTGCTGGCCTGTCTGGTCTTGGGCTTCCATCAGAGTAATATGGATCTTTTGGAGGCAGCACTCTGCCAACATCTGCATATTCTGAAATGCCATCATAATCAGCAAGAAGTTCTTTATTATCGACAAGTCTTGCAGTGCGCCCATCACCTCTTAATGCTCTACTTGCTGCTCCAAACAGTTCGCCAAAACTATCAAAATCTTTTGGATCAACTAAATCAAAAGCTATAGCAGCATTTACCATTCTTAAATCTAAGTCAGAGTCTTCTAATGCTCCTGATGATAAATATCTGGCAGTATCGTCTGCTATGTGACCAAAATTTATGTCTGCTTTTAGACGTTCTTTAAATTGTTTTGTATTTTTTATTTTTACTTTGCTTTTTGGCTGTCTGCCTGTGTAAGCATCTGTTGGATAGATGTTCATGTTTGGGTTTAACTTATAGGGGTCCATAATCAGGCTAATCTCACCAAACTTTTGTAAATTAGCTGGATCTGAAATGCCAATCGATGGGCTAGGAATGCCGCCAAGTTCATTCGCTACCAATATACCTTCAAGGCTTGTATTATGCACTGCTATCAAAGGCGCATTATCTACTGTTGGTTCTGGAACAGATGGCATGGTTCGAACTTGTGTTTGCAATTCTTGTACATTGCCAGCACTTTCTCTGCCAAACGCATCACGAATGGCAGAAAACATTCCTTTACTAGTGTCGATAATTCTTTCACCAAGTTGACTAATTGCGCCTTTTGCTGGATTTGCCATCTTACCACGCCTTACATGACCAATATCTGGCTTTAGTCTTCGGGCCGGGGTTATCGCAGTTATGACGCGATCTAAAGTTTTTTCTACGACCTTTTTGGTTCTTTTTAATAGACATATTTGGGTCGCCAAAGGTAACGCGCTTTACTCTATCGCCGTCTTTGACATACACCACAGACTTCTTTTTGCCATAAGATGTTTCGCCTTTGGCAATGCGTCGAGGCTTGTTAAGCGTAACTTTTTTACCTTTGTATGTAGCCATTACTTTTTCTTCTTCTTTTGCTTTTTCATTTTTTTGAAGTCAGCGCCAGTAATTTTGTTTTTTGGTTTGGCTTTGCTTGCAATCTTTTTTTGAGCTGGACTTAATTTTTTCATTTTTTATGCACCTTCTGAACTTCAAAAGACGCCTTCTTACTTGCGCCTTTGTGGGGTTTATA